CTGCTGGTGCTGCTGCCTTAAACAGCTCTTCTAGATATGGCGATACCGATAGTCCTGGCCCTGCTCCTAGTCCTTTAGCTATAGCGGAATCCAACGCTGTCGATACTGGGAGGTTTGACCCCGCCGCTGCTCCTAGTCCTTTAGCTATAGCGGAATCCAACGCTGTCGTTGGATCGAATCTCAGATTCGATCCTAACGGTGTCGTGGTTACAGGCGTGACCGGAGCCGGAACTCCCGGTGCCGGTAAGGGCGGTGTTGAAGGTATAAGCGGACGCGGGAGTCCACCCGCAGGAGTGCCCGATGTGGGGGCTTCCCCGGGAACTCCGCCCCCCGCCGTTCCAGCGGTTGCATCCGTCGGCCCACCCGTTACCGCGTTAAAGCCGCTAGCAAGTTTTTCGTTAAGCCATGAGCCCGGTGTCGCCGCGTATGCGCCAATACCAAAACTGACAAGCGAGGGAACCATGCCCTTGAAATAGTTCCAAAACCCGCCGGCCTTCTTGTTCTTGATCCACTGCTCGTTGGCCCACGCCGCATCACGGGTCTGCTTATCCGCCGCCGCCTGCCGTTTCTGATCGGGGGTGAAGGTGTCGAACTGCTCCTGGGTGATGCCCAGTAATGCCGGCGTCTGAGTGCCTAGCAGCGTCTGAGCCGTGATGTTCGCGCCCGGAGGCACGAAACCTTCCGGCTGCCCCACTAATCGCTCGTCGGGAATAGACTCCCAATATCCGCGTTTGGAATAGTCGCTAACGCCGAGCAGGCGACCCACCCCCCATGGCTTGCCCGTCTTGGGGCTATACCCGACCGGAACTCCGCCAGTTAATCTCCAATCGTCGGCTCTAAGAGCCGTTCCGGATCGATACTCCGCATCGAACTGTTGCTGGAGCTGTTCCCGGGTGAACGGCCCCTGTTCGGTTTCGTTCCAGTTCATCCACTCTTCGTCGATGCCCGAGAAGTCTATGGGGGGAGCGACCGAACCAGCCGGGATGTCAATAATATTTTGAACGCCCGCGTTCTCAAGAGTTTTGCGGTGGGATTCCGCGGTGGTGAACAACGTAGGGCGTGTCAGAGGGTTCTGGTAAGCCCCCATTACAGATCGTGACGGCAGATTTAGCATTAGGCGAGATACTCCATGACTTGCCTTTTTATACCTATTTAGTCAGCCCGTACAGCGCGATGGTACCGCTGGCGATGTTGCCGCCGTTCATAAAAAACTGAATACCGAGAATGGGGGCAGTCGAGCCGTTATGAACCCCGTAAAACTCGCTATTCGCTGCTACGGCGGGAGTCGAATTGTCCATGTGTACTATCATCCCGTGAAAGTGGTGAACCGCAGTCGATGCCGGTGCATAGGTGTAAATACGTCCACTCATGCCCTCTCCCGCCACGTTCCCGGAACTCCCCGTGCAGCGGATAAAGGCGGACCCCTGAGAGTTGATGAGACTCCCTACTCCTGCGGTATCCGTGCGCCTCTGAGTGGCGTGATACTCATAATCCGTCGCGTCGGCCTCCCAGGTGGTGCCGTCGTCGCTGACTAAGATTCGCAAATGGTTGCCGTTCGTAGCGGGCAGTACGTTGGACAGAACGAACATAAGGTGGTCGTAAGTGCCGTCAAAACCGCTGGTGTAGTCCAGGCTCGCAGAGGCGCTCGCGGTCTGAGATTCAATGAGCACCCACGGCTCGATGCTAAGTTGGGCCGCTGTTACCGTGTGTGGATTCGAGGTGCTCGCGACATGGGCGGTATTGACTCTCATGTCATTATTGGAGACGTGCTTGTTTTGGGTCGCGTTATTGTCGGTATCGTCGGCGCCCAAAACATCCGTGAGGGCTGAGTGTGGCTTTGTCGTAAGCCCCGCTAGAGTGGTGCTGTGTGGATTCGAGGTGCTCGCGACATGGGCGGTATTGACTCTCATGTCATTATTGGAGACGTGCTTGTCTCTGTCGGTGTCCGTATCGGTATCGTCGGCCTCGCCGATACTCTGAAGGTTGGCGTGAGTTCTGGTTGCGATACTGGTGAGAGTCGAACCGGTAAAGTTAAGTTGGGTCCAGGCGATCTGTGCCGTATCACCTAACTGCTTCAGCACTTTATTGTACCAGCGAACAACAGCTCGATCACCTCGCAGGCTAACAGGGAGGGGAGGGAATGCGTCGGCCATCAGAAGTTACCGGGGTTGAGGTCGGCGTGCGCGCCGAGCAGACTGAACTCTACCGGGTCCGATTTCGTCAACTCAAATATGCGCCCTTTGTCGCCGAATTGCCCTAACCGATTCCAATGAACTCGTGTTTTTTTAGCTCCTGTTTTTCCGAGTGATCGCCAGTGTTCATTTGACCACGTATCCCCGCCGTCATCGGACCAGCGTAGCATAACTTGCGGATCGGAACCCTGCCCCGTCGTCAAGCCTACCCCGGTAGCAAAGTCCAAATATAAGTGCGGCATCGTCGTTCGCCTCGCCTCCACACTCAGAACCGGCGATATAATTCGTCTTTGGATCGTAACACCGTCCTCGTCATAAGTATCCGGGTCTAATTCGTAAACTTTCCCGTTTTGGAAGTCGCCTACGAGATGCTTATCGTAGATGTTTATATACGTGCTCGCCCGCCAACGGGGCAGCCCAAAACTCTGTCGCTCGTGCCACAGACCTGTCGCGGCGTCGAATACCCACGTCCCCTCAGCAAACGTCAGCACATAAAACTTATGACCGTTCTGCGTGTAGAAAAAAGCCTCGGCGGTCGAAGTATTCGAGTATCCCGCTATAGCCGTTTCCACGGCATGAGTTGATATCCGGGTGGGCACATACGCAAGCGCCTGGTAAACAATTAAGTCATCGCCAAGCCAGAAGACCGTATTATCATCCTGAGCAACTGACTTTTTCGCCTTGCACCCGCGTTCCATGAAAGCCTGAGGGGACCGCTCGTAGGGAAAATCCGCGTTACCGGAATCCCACCATACTTCTATGGTTTTTTCTCCCATAAGCCAAAGGTCCCGGTGGTCTACTACGCCGGCGACTAATACGTCCGACGACGCTTCCGCGGTAGCAAAGTCCAGAGCGTCATAAGACGTACCGTCGAGCGACGCTGACAGGCCCCAGCGACCGTTACCCGTCGGATCGCCGTACAGAAAGTAAGTATCAGCGTAAGTGACCCAAGTAGCCCCGGGAAAATCGGCGTCCGTGATCTGGGCGAGAGTCGTGCCATCATATATCCAGCCGAAATTACCCGCCCGGATAAAAAGTTGTTGGGGATCGGCGAGGTTGTTCGCCATCTGATAATCGTTAGAACCGGCGGATAGGCTACCGATCAGTGTTCCGGTGCCGGCCGGATCAACACTATAGAGATCCGCACCGCTAACTACGAACCATACACCGCCCATACTGTGCGAAGCTCGTATGGGACCGTCTCCGATAGTACCGAAAAGTTTTAGCCCCGGCGTCCCGATTAATGTTAACGGTGTCTTAGCGGTTTCCGGCGCCTTCTCGGTATAGCAGTTAACCGCTCGTTCAGACGACTGCGCCTCGTCCGCTAGGGCACTTGTGCGAGACGCAAAATGTACTCTCATCAGGGCCCCGGCTGAAAAAATACAGGACCGTCTTCGGCGTCCCACGCCATGACGCGGGCTTTATGCTCCTCTGCCTCCGCTTTAAGATATGCGCGCTCTTGGACGGCGACCCCGTATTTTGTGGCGATCAGCGCGGCTAATCCGTAAGAGAGCGCCAGAAACCACTCGGCGGGGAAATCCGGGTTATCTGCGGCGGCGTCAAAGTCGTCAAGTGGGCGCTCGACCGTCATGTTGAGCATATCAGAGACGAGATCAGCGGTGGGCCAAACATAAAGCGTGCCATCGCCATTTTTATCGTAAAACACCTGGACTACTTTCCCCTGGTGGGTCTTGTTGGCTAGTTCCATATAGTCTTCGCGGGCGTAAACGTACACAGGTGCCTCGTAGCCGTCCTTGCTTCGCCTACGGGCGGAAATAACCCGCTTCGGGATATCCATCAGGGTCGTGTAGGTATAGACCGTATTGCCGCTTGCTGCCGCTCCCGTGAGCGCCGCGTCCACCGTGACTTGTGTGGCACTGTCCACGGTGGCGATTGTCGTCCACTGTCTTGTGGCGTCATCAAGTTCAATTCCGATAGCATCCGCTGCGGTCATTCCTGCCGTACTGGTGATCGACAAGACTGTTTGCCCGGCTGCCTCGTCCGCCGAAAGAGTAGTCTCTACGTGGCTCGCTGAAGCATGGGCGGTTCCGAGCGTGTAACTTGCCGCGCCGACAACATGAAAAAGTGTCACTTCCTGCTTCTGAAATATGTGGAGCCCGTCAGCCATCCACGCCTTTGTTAAAAGGTTCAATGATCGCGAACAGGTAGTGGTGTCCTCACCAGTCGGGGTCTCGCCACTTGCAAGTACCTGGCACAGCTCTAGCGCTTCCGTGATGAGATCGTTCCGGGTAACCGTAAAGTTTACGGAATTTGAAGTTGCCACTACAAATCGTCCTTCGTAACCTCAGTAGCCGTTAGAAACACGTCCTCCGGTTCCGGGCGCGCGTAAGGCACGGTTTGCTTGTCTCGCCGAGCTTGCACAGAATCCTGCGGATGGCGTGGGTCCCAATCCCATTTGCAGACCATCAGTTTGTCCCACGTTCTACGCAACTCAGACATTTTGTACTTGAAGCCGCAACGATCACAGATGCCGTTGGCATCTCCGAGAGCAAGGTAGTCGGCCCGGCCCATCAGGCTTTCGGTCGTATATAAAGCGTGATGGTGTAGGTGTCGCCCGCAGCGTGCCCAACCGTGGTGAATTTTATGTCACCGGTGGTGCCGGCGCTTTTAGGGTCCACAAGACCACCCAGATCGGTCCAGTCAAAAGTGCCCTGCCCAAACAACACGGCAATCTCGTCGTTTGCGGTAGCGTCGAACTCGACAGCTACCGTCATCCCCGTACTGACATCGTAATCAATTCGGTCGATAGCAGAATAAGTAGCAGTGGCGCCGTTTGCGTCGGTCAAAGCCGAAATATCTACCTTCTTGACGGCGCTCTCCCCCGTGTCATTGTACTCGTACGTAAAATTAGCAACGTAATCTCGGGGGCCATTGCGAAGTACCTGTGTATTAGCTGTATCGGCCATTAGGAAGCCTCCTCGGGCAAAACAGAGCGCGTTAGCGCTGAAAACATCTCACCGAACATACGGCTGTAGGGGTCGTCCGCGTGGCCGCATAGCTTGGGTTGTCCCGGCCACGGTCGGCGTACGGAACTACCTTACTCCCGTTAGGCGTCGGTAGACGCGGTGATGTTAGTCTCCATGGAACTCTCACCGTCAAGGTTGACAATCCGAATTGGATTGAAAAATTGCATGTCGGCCCCCACAAACGCTTCCGTGACATTGGCCGCGTTATCGGCGAGGCGCGCATTAATATTCGGCCCGATATTTCCGGTTGTCGTCGCCACGCCGGTAAAGATGACATCAGTCGCGTTGCGCGTGCGGGCGAAACATTGACCGTCACCGTATATCGAAAGATTAACAGCCGCAGTCCCGGTATTCTCGATGCAAGCGACGGCGAAGTTACCATCGATCCAGAAGTCCTTGATGGTGATGTCATCGCCGCCAACGATGGTAATAGCGGTGTCTGCACCTGCCGCAGCCGCGCCTCTGTGGACCCACCCAGAAAGAGTCATTCGATCCGCGTTGGCGTCAGTCACAATGAAGTCGGTTGCTTGACCCGTTACGTCCCGAGTTTCGCAGTCGATCATTGAAAAATCGGCCGCGTTCACGTCTATCGGGCCCGTAAGAGCATCAATTCCGCCGGTGAACAGGAAATTCATCATGGTAACATTAGCCGCGTCTACATCCATATCGGCGCCAACCGCGGTGGTGAAGTCGATCTGAGGACGATCCGAGCCGTTGCCGAGACCGATGAAGGTGATACCGGCTACGTCAAGCGCCAGGCCCGCCGCTGCGGTAACCGTTTCAACGTGGCCCGCCTTGACCATGACGGTATCGCCGTTGTTGGCGGTACACCGGCCGACGGCGTAGTCCATGGTGCTCCAAGGACGGTCAAACGTACCCTTGTTGCCATTCGAGCCCGCGCCCGAATCAACCCAGTATACGTTGCCGCTGTAGGTATTGAGAACCGACATGCCGCGAACGGTCACGCCGCCGGCGAACCCGCCGGGATAGTTGGAATGGGGCATTTTAATCTCCTTCTAATGACCCGCTAGGGTGGCGAAACGCCAAACCCATTAGTTCAGATAATTGACGGCTTTCCTTCTTTCTTTTCTCGCTTGCAGAAACTACAAGGCATAGAACTCTCCTCTCATAAGCGAGAGGAGAGTCTACACTATAGCGTAGTCACAATCACGTGCCTATGCTCCGGGCGACCCGTAAGCGCCGCGCCAATCGACCCAACCAGCAGAATAGCGTTCCGTCGCCTTGTACTTAGCGTTGGTTGTGTCGAAGTCGTTGTCGCTGCTGATCTTCACGTCACGGCGCTGATAATGCACCATACCGCGGGGAGCGTTGGTTAGGATAAACCAAGCGTCCACGTCGGTGAAGTAGTGATTGATCTTGATGCCCTCAGGAAGCACGCTCTGCGCTTTCAGGACGTTCACCGCGTTATTAGCGGAATCGTTCTGCAAGGTCGAATCATAAATCCTGTGTGCCTCATAGAATAACTGAGGCGGCACCGCGAGACACTGGGGCATAATGCGGATGTTGTGCCCGCGTTCGTTCGTGGCCCGCATTATCTGAACCGAAAGATCCTCAAGTGAAGCTTCCGATAGGTCGGCCGCAGTAGTCAGATGATTCGATTGGTTGCCGTTGATAGTCGGGTGAGAGGTCGAAAACAGCTCAACACCGTCGCCACCAGTAAAGTCCGAATCGAATCCGTTATTGAAGACATTCGCGCCCACGTTTTCGTGGGTTTGCTGCATGGAAAAAGCCAGCGCGGGTGTACGCGTCTCGGCCATTTTCATGTACTCATTGTCTTCGATCGCTTCCTCGGTGATGATGAACCCCAGCCCGTAGTTAACATGGGTGTGCCGGGACGTGTAGCCTTGAGACTCGGAATCGTAGGATACCGAAGCCCCCTCGGCCTTCACCGGGGCCAAACCAAAGCCAGTCTGCAGAACATCCTCTTCGTAGTTCCGAGTAGAGGTGTTCATCTCGAACAGCATCGGGTATTCAGGCTCGTGCTTGGCGTAAGCGGCGCCCCAAATAGCGTTGATCCCGGGCCTTAACGCCTGTGGAAAATTACCACTCGTAATAACAGCCATAATACTCTCCTAAATCCCGGCGGCGCCGTGCGCTTCGGTGTGGTTATTGATCTTGACGACCCATTTAGCGTTAGCGCCAATCGCATTCTTTTGGCGGTTAGCCAAACGCTGGATAGTCAGTTGGTTCGAAGCATCCGCCGCGGGCGGATCGCCCACGCCATCCAGTTCAACCCCGGACCGGCCCGTAGTCGTTGAGCCCGCATGGGTGAAGATAAGGTTGGCATTCAGGCCGACTACGGTGGCCGCAAGAGCGCTGCCCGCGTCATCTTCCTGAATTTCAAACTCCACGTCCGGATCGTCGCAAACCAGCGCCACGCCTTCAGTGCTGGCAGGGCTGTTGGTCGTGCTCAGGTTCGTCTTGGTTGCATGAAAGCTAACGATTACGCCGGTAAGGGCGTTTCCGTCCCCAGCGGTCGCCTTGTTAATCTCCGGCAGCGTGCCGGCAGCGAACATGCTGCCGTTGGTGCCTTCAACGCCGGCCGTGTTAGCGGTGCCGGTTTTGACTACCGGATCGCCGATAAACAGCGCCGTCGCGTAGCCCGCCGGGATGTAGTAGTGGTTAACTGCTCCGTTATACGCCGCGCCGTTTCGATGCCTAATCGGTATCAAACCCATGGGCGTGTCTGCATTAGCCATTTAAGTCTCCATTAAAACGGGGCAGTAAACCGCTACTTCGCTTCGATACTGATCTCACCGACATAACGTCCCTCTACCCCTGGTGTTCCATCAAGAGTTCCTTCACGAATAGCCTGGTCGGTCCGGGCGATAGCCGCCGCCTTCGCCGCCTTGTCCTCATCGTAGAACTCTTGTTTCGTCTCCATAAGAATCGTTTTCATGCCAGTCGCACGATCAGCAGTTCTTTCGATCTGCGACCCTGTACCTTCGGTCGGGATCATATCGTCGCTGACAATCTCGTATCCGGCGTTTTGCAGGGTAGCAATACGTCCGGGCGAGTCGTTTACAAATCGCCGCACGTACCCCAGTCTCTCGGGGGCTGCTAGGCGGGCAGACGCCTGACCGACCGGTACGCGCTTCCTGCGCGGTGCCGGGGCGTCTATTTTCGTTTCTTCGGTACGGTTTGCTAGTTTCTCGGCGATGCTTGCGAGTTTTCCATCGTCATCCATCGTGTCTAGTCCTCTTCAAAGTAATCCGCGACATATGCGTCACGGGTCATAATGTTCTGTGCAACGAAACGATCACACATTTCCTGCGCCTCGGCAGGGAGGTCGCTGAACTTCTTTCCTGATTGCTTTTTTTGAAGGGCGCCGTTACCGCCTTCTACTTCGCCGGCCGCCGCCCGCCGCGGGTTCCCGAATTTTTCCGGGTAGTCGCGCTTAATCCGGGTTTCTGCCGCCTCCAGTTTCTGTTGGAGGGAGAAATCCGGATAGTTTTGAGCAAGCCTATCAAATTCCTTATTATAGGCATCCGTCATGAGCAAGTCCGATCCATACCACATTTGATTACGCTGTGTAAATGCATCTATTTCGGGGGCCGTGAGCGGGGGCTGTTGTGCCGCCGGCTCCAACACCGGCGGCGGTGGCGGCAATGCGTCGATCTCGGCCTGGGCTGCATCGAACTTGTATGTGTCGCCCTCTTCGACCGCCTCACGTTGTTTGGCTTTAGCCGCGGCAAGGCCGTCCTCATACCCCCGCTGTTCCGCTCGGGCCGTCGCACCTTTCAGGTACGCCATATCTTGCTTCATAGTCTCTTGGCTACGCCCCATTTCAACAATCGTACTGTCCTGCTTACGCAGGCGATCACGTAGGATAGGCAACTCGTTCTCGCCTTTTTCAATAAATTCTTCGGCGCTGACGAACATTTCATCGGGGCCGTTGAACTTATCTTTGTCGATCCAGCCCATACGTTTGGCGCGGGCCACAACGGTACTTTCTTCCGTCGGCGCGTTTTCGGTGTTTTCTTCGCTCATGATGCTTCCTCGGTTAGCAGGGCGGCTATATCGGTATCCTGGCACAGGCGGTACTCCTTGCCGTCGGCCGCCGGGGTGACCTGACCCGCGTATTTGGAGAACAGAACCCGATCTCCCGGCTGTAGCACATCTTTGTCGTCTTTCCAGTCAGCAAACGCAAGCCGCCCCCCTGCGATAAAGGTGCCCTTAACCGCCGACGCTTGCTGTTGCTCCACATGACGCGCGGTTACGTAAATATTTCCGATCTTATCTTTGACCTCATCCGGTAGGATCAAAACTTTGGTGTCCACCGGCTGAATACCGGACGTGTTAGTAACCGACACTATTTTCAGCTTCGCTTTCATCGCTTTCTTCCTTGTTGTCCTGGTCCAACCCATAAAGGACCTTGAAATTATCGTAACTTATATCTTCAATCTGACGAAACGCCTCGGCGACGCCACGGTAGAAGTTATTACTCTCTCCGGCTATATCGCCAAGCGCCCATTGCTCCATCAGGTCCTGACGATAGTCTTTAAGGTACTGTCGCACCTTGCGGGTTACCGGGTTCCGGCGCCAGTCCGCCATCTCCTCCGGTGTCAGCGTTCCGGGCATTTACAAGTTCCTTCTCTCTCATGTAAGCGTCATTATCGGCGACAGCCGTCTTAAACAGCGCTTCGTAAATAGCGAGCTGTTGTCCGGGCTCCTCGCCTTCGGCTTTAGCGAACGCAAGCGCCGCCTGCGCCGCCATCAAACCAACTTTTGCGCCAACCTCCTGTTCCTTGACCGCGATTTCGCGCGCTTTGATATCAAGTTCGGCGATAGCCGCCATCTCTGCCGGGTTCGTACCCTGGTCCTTGGCGAACAGTGTGTCCGCGTCTTCGATGTTGGCGGCCGCCCAGACACGCCTTAGCACTTCCCGGCTGTCAACCATCGGATTGCCGACAAAGGACATCAGAAATTCGGCCCGGCCCAAGCGTTGGGTGTCCGTCACCACCGTGGGATCGCTAACCGGAACCACATCGACGCTTTGCTCGTCATAATCCCGGAAGGAAATCGCCTCCGGAGTGTCCAGAACATTAAAATAGGCGGTCGGGGGGAGCCGCAGCCGGTTGAGCCGGTACAGCATCTTTAATTCTTTCTTGAGACTCCGATGAACCCGCTTATAGATGGCCGAAAATACCTTCAAACCCTGCTCGATGAGTGCCAGTGTAGTCGTCGGCGAGGTGTTCGCTGGATCCTGATTGCCGGTTAGTACGTCTTTTACCGATGCAATATCCTTGCCGGCGTCGATCAGCAGCCCCAAAAGTGCGAATAAGGTCTGCGACGGCCCTGCTATGTCCAGGGGCACAATCGCCCTGCGAATATCGCCGCCCAGAGACTGAACCCGTTTGTACTCCCCCGGCTTAAAGCGAATCGGACCTGATTTCATGCGCAATTCGGAACCGATAAACCCGCCGCCCATTATTTGCAGCCTTCCGGCGTCCAGAAGTTGATTGAGCGTTCCGTTTACCGTCGCGTTGATCGGTCCCAGGAGAAGACCGAAACCCATGTCGTAAAAACCGCCGTCGGGCGCCGGAATGAACGAATATTTTATGTAGTAGTGAACGGGCGTGATTTTTATGATGCGGCTATCGTCCGCCTCGATCCCCTCCTCGTCGAAGCGGGCGACAATCCGAACGACCTTGCTGCTGTCTTTGTGGATGGTAACGATATAAGGCTCCGGGTAGCCGTCCTCGTCCAGATCGATATACCGGTGTTGCTCCAAAAACGTATGCGGCGCGTCCTCGTCGTCTCCGCCGGTGGCCATCCCATCCCGTTTTGGCTCCTCCGGTATCCGGGCCGTGCCCAGGTCCACATCCAGCCACAAACCCCTGCGCTTGCGCTCTTCGATTTCATAGGGGTAGAGGTCGAATACCTCGGTTATCCGCGGAGCGGTTTCCAGCGTCTTGGTGTTATTGTTGACGATCAGACGTTCCGGCGGCACCAATTCAGATACGTTCCGATCAAGATGGGTGTCGAAATAAACCTTTCGGAATACCAGCCCGACTATCGGCAAAATGTGCAGCAGTTTATCGGTGCCGTCCTCCCACTCCTCCATCTGATCCAGAAGCTGGTAGGACATATGACGGCCGACCCGATCAGCACGCTTCTGCTTCTCCCCCGGCGGCACTCCTTGATCCTGTGGATTCTGCGGGTCCGGTTCACGTCCGTCGTCGCTACCGATAATCTTGCCCTTGACAATATCCCGCCCCCCGACAATCGCCGGATACGCGCGGGCGGCAAACTGGATGGCGGCGGAAGTCATGAGCGGGTACTTGATATTGGCGGCGTTGGGCCACGGATCGGATTTCCTTTCGGTCACCTGCATGGCCATGTCGAGCGCGGTCTGCATCTTCTCTTCCCAGCCCGCACGGGATGTCCTGTCGATTTCATACTCCTTGAAAACCTTGCCGCCGATGGCGTCGAGTGTCTCATCCTCCAGATAGTCGGCGACGTTAGGGAGACGGATATACTGACGGACATCAATCGCGGTATCGATCTGTTCAATAGCCACTTATTACATCCCTACCGGTCGGAGCCGCGTACTCGTCGTCATCGTCGTATCCCTCTTCCAGGTATTCCGGCATGCCCGCGCCCGTCCGAAAAGCGTCGGCCCCGTGGGACGCCCAGTTGTGGAGCGGCTTGTCTTTCCATCGGCCGAGCTTATCGTCCCATTCTTTTTTATAGCTGTCCAGACACTTAATCCCGCGGTCGCATTTCTCGGCGTCGAACCAACACTTGGGCAGCGTATTACGCACGGCTTCGATACCGTCGGCGACCCCGGTCATGGGCGCAACGTCAAATATAATACCCAGATTACGCGCGGTTTCAAGCCTGCTCGCGCCGGTGCCCAGTTCGGTCACCACAATATCGTGGGGCGCTATATGGCGGTCATAGATATAGCCGCGCTCCCTTAGCACCGTCGCGTAGTGGGGGAGACCCTCCCCCGACATCTCATAATAGTCAACCACCCGTATCTGCGCGCCATGCCGCTGTACGAACCATATAGCCATGCTGTCCCGAACGCCCAGGTCCCACCAAGTTTCCACGGGCAGGGCGGGGCTGTAGGGTACCTTGGTAATCCGCTGCTCATCTCTTGCCTGCGCCATCTGCCGGGAGTAGTAGGCGCCGTCGATGCCGGCCTGGAACGCCTCATCCGAATGGCTCGGGAACTCGCGGCGCATCTCATCGCCCTGAGATACCAGTTTCTTTACGTACCACGCTTTCTGGCCGTCGGTGAGTTCGATCCCGAACGCCTTGAGGCTGCTGAAATAAAGTCGGTTGGGCTGGGTTATTAGTACGTTTTCCGGGTTCATAGTGTAATCCGGATGCGCCCACCAGGGGTAAAAATGAAACTTGAAATCCATCTCCGTAAGAGGCGTTTTTTGTTTTTGCAGGTTTTCGGCCACCTGGCACATATCGTAAAAGTCGCCTTCCTGGCCCTCAGCCGTGGACTCCACAAACACCATCTGCCCCTTGTGGACCGTGTTAAACGCGCCAGTCCTGATCTCCTTCGCGCGCTCCGGATCTTTTGCGCAGATCTTGCCGTACTCGGAGACGTGCAGGATGCCGTAGGTGCCGCCTCGCAATGAAATGCCAACCTTTATGCTTGAGCCGTTGCTGAATTCCAGTTCGGTCTCGTTGGATTTCACGACAGACACCACGGCTTTGATATCCTCGGGCAGTTGGCTGTACGGGTACTTTACCTTGGCCGCGAAGAACCCCACTGCGTCATCCCGCGTCTGAGCCACGATGCCCGCGTTCGTGTTCGAATTGAACAAACACGCATCGAGGATAAAAATCTGAATGAAAGACGTAAAACCCAGTTGGCGGGCTTTGAGTATGACATTCAAATATGTCATTTCTTTCAGCAGTTTAGCTTGGGACGCGCGGAGCTTGAACTTAACCCTCTTGTCGTGCTCGTCGATGATCCAGTAAAGGTTGTTCAGCCGCCAGGCGCGGTCGGAAAGCTTCTCTTTTGCAAGTTTGGCGGCGTCTGTCAAATCACCGCGTCCACTGTGAACGCCACGCTGCCGATTTGCGCTGCCGACGCGGCGGCCGTTTCGGCTTGGACTTACGCGGTGCCTGTTTCGGCTTGGGATACTTTTTGGGCATGTTTTTTCCTAAATCAGGGCCTATTGGCCGCCACCTCCGCGAGGCGTGAATGCTATCCCCATAAGACGCGCGATGCAACGAGATATTTTGGTTTAGGCGAAAGCCGGTATTTCTCCGAA